AAATTTTAATACCACTATTTGCACTAGCAAGATAAAGAGAACAAACAGTGCCTGAAGAACCGCCATATCCTGAACCATGAATCTTGCAAAAAATTTGAGTTATGTGATTTGCAGCTAAGGTTGTACTACTTGTATCGTAAGCTCCACCACTATTTGTAACTTGTATTTCACCTGATCCTGTTCCGACTGAAGGCAAAGTAACTGTTGGGGTTGTTCTTTTTTCTACATTCCAATGTAAAGGTATTCTAGGATTACCATTCCCTTCATAATAACCAGTGACAAAATAATAGTTAAATTTTAAAAATTCAAAATATCGTTGACATAGATAAAGCTCCTGTGCGAATGACCTATGCTCAAAATCTGTTGCCACGCTACCTACTTCTAGCTGAACTCCTGTAATATCAAATGTTGAAGCTCCAGCAGTTAACCAAGTGCTTGCCATATCTGGCATAAAATTAGTATTATCACTTGCAGCCCAAGCATCTAAAGTCTTATTATTTGTGAAATCAGTTCCATAAAAAGGAGTTAGAACAAGATGTAAACCTTCTCCATTATCATTGTTAAAATCTAAATTAGAATTACCTGAAATTGTTTTGGTAATCTTTGTCCAAGCATTATTACCTGATGCAGTAAAACTAAAAGTATAGCGTTGTGCTGTACCATCAGAAGTAGTTAAATAACCATAAAAAGTCTGATTAGTGCTTGCTCGAAACCAAAAACTAACTGTAATATTACTAGATGATGATTTAAAATTCCACCCACTATTGGCTATATTTTGTGCTTCCATTCTTTGTTGAAATTCCATGTAAGCATTAGTGTTTGTTGTACCTGCTCCAGATAATGCAATTCTCGCAAAATTTTGAAATCCATTCTGATATGGTTCGTCACTTGATGATGTAGCCTGTTGAGATTGAGTAACTGTTACTCCTGTATTTCCATTTTGAATATTCCATCTATCAACTGTGTGATAGCCAGAAGATGTAGATGACAAGCCCCTTTGGGCTATTTGAAATGCTCCGTTCAGAATCAAATTTTTATTAGTTCTGTTTGTAATATTGGCAGTACAAGTTCCATCGCTTGCCAAAGTTATGGCATCGCTTGATGCGGAATTGGAACGGATTCCGTCTACTTTTATTGTACTCATTTAAACTGCTCCTATATAGTAACCGGTAAAGTAAGAATGTTGGGTAGTGCCATACCAGTCATCTGCGTTAGTATTACCTGTTGCACCCATAGCATAAACCTCTGCACCAGCAGTAACATTCCATAACACAGCAGGGCCAACAGTTTCTCCTTGTCCGCTAGATCTTCCTTCTGCAATCAAATCATTTCCTACATATATTCGTATTTTACCTGAGTTACCATTACTAGTGGCAGATCCATCGTGAAACATTTGAGCATAGAAATAATATATTCCAGATACAGGAGCGGTAAATTTATAAGTGCTAGTATTATAATTAGATCCGATATCAAAGTCCTCAGCGTTAAAGGGCATGATATGAAAGTTAGTATCACCAAAACTTTGCCAATTCCCACTACTTGAACGAGCACGGAAACTATAATGTGGTGGTGCTACTGTTGCAAAAGCTAATTGACCACTACCATTTGTAGTAATAACTTGTCCGTCAGTACCGTCAGCTGAAGGTAATTTAAACTGCACGTCACTTGATGAGGGTGCAGAGGTTGGTGGATGCAGAGATACTGCATTACCACCAGAATGTTTTAATTTTATTGAACTCATGCTGCTATCTCCATTAAAGTAATAGTGCTTTTTCCTCCAGCTGATTGAGTTTTTATATGAGTAGCTCCTGAGACATTATAAGCTCTTGCATAAACTTTGTATGTTGCTGCACTTGTTGTACTGATACCTGTATCTAAAAACTCGATAGTTTTGTGTGATCTATTTTCTATTAGACCAGAATTGATATAAGCATAAACGTCATAAGGGTCATCAGACTCATAGAGAGTTGTTTCTGTACCACCAACTGTTCTTGTTAATTTAAAACCTAAACCACAATCTTGTCCAGTACCACCAGTGTAGAGATCCCAATGTATAACTGCGGACACAAATACATTACTTGATGTCGAACTTGGAGTAATATCATCTGTAAGCCCAGTAAAAATATTACTACCAGAATTATGATCTACTTCAGTTGTAGTTGAAGCATGTTGAATTTGTATAACTGAACCAGCTGGCATTGCAGCACTTGTTATTGCTCCACTTGCTAAAGTTGCTGACGTTATGGTGCCAGCTGGTAAACCACCAGAGGATATACCTGTGATAGTACCATTTCCATTTATTTGTATTGCCATTAAACTATTACGTATGTACTACCCGAAGGTATTGTTAATGTAACGCCGTTTGCTATAGTGATCGGCCCAGCACTAAGAGCGTTCTTGTTTGTTGATATTGTGTAGTTGTTAGATATAGTTTGTGAGTTTTCATAGATACATCCGTCAGCTACTGCCGAAGCTACACCTGTAAGGTTACTACCGTCACCTGTGTAGGATGTTGCAGCTACTGTACCTGTTACGGTAACACCACCACTTGTAGTCTCGAGTTTTTTACTATTGTCGTAATTTAGCTCTACTGCTCCGTTTTTAGTAAATACTGCTAAATTTTCGCTGCCACCCTGTCCACTCAATGTGATCGCATCACCTTGTATAAATAAAGTACCAGCACTATTATCTATTTTAGCGTTGTTTCCATTATGAAAAATTTGTAGGTCATTACCTGTACCAAATCTAGCTTTTACGTCGTCGTTAAAGTCAACACCGTTACTACCACCAACTGCGGGAGGTATGGACACGGCGTTTGTAGAAGCTGCTGTAATACGTCCCTGAGCGTCCACAGTGATCGCTGGGATAGCTGAGGCTGTACCATAGCTACCAGCTGTTACAGACGTGTTAGCTAGTTGATCTGCACCAACCGCATCATCTGCTATCTTAGCTTGTGTTACTGCGTCGTCTGCAATCTTAGCTGTTTCTACTGCACCAGATGTAATCTTAGCAGCTGTTACACTACCAGCACTTGGTTCATTTATATTTACTGTTGACCCGATCGTGATGATGAAGAAATCAGCACCAGTAGAAGGAGCGGCAGAAAATATAATGTCAGCACCGTTGATAGCAAAGCCTTCGCTGGGTTGGCTGGTTCCACTATTAGGTTTCTGAATGATTCCATTGATGCTAACAAGATGTTGCTCGGCAACTGTGCCTGCGTTACTAAGTGTAAATCTATAAGCTGATCCATTGAATGTTGCACTGCCTCCACCAGTTCCTGATGAACTAGATAATGTGTTTATAAAAAACTGTCCGACTGACTGTGTTTCTTCAAACGCACCAGTTGAGCTATTAAATACGAGTAATTTATTTGTAGCAGTATTAAAGAATAAATCACCAGCGTCGTTATTACTTGTAGGGTTCGACGAGCCAACTCTGTATCTTTCGTTGAAATCATTGATGTCTCCACTGAGACCAACAAGGTCGCTTTCTGCAAGTGTAGCTTTATGATAGTTATATGTCTGACTAGAACCAGTAGACGTTACGATAAAACGTATACCACTAGCTACAGTAGAACTGTGAAAATTAGAAGGTATATTGTTTATTGTAACAGTTGTACCATTAAGTGTACGGCCTGTTGTACTAACGCCACTACCGTTTACAACTATGCCAGCTGCGTCTGCTATACTAATAGCAACACCGGATACGGGCTGTGTGTTAGGAAAGGATACCTCGTTAGCTATAGCTTCAAAGCCACCAAATGGTTCTAGCTGTGCAGCGACATAATCAACAATAGCACCAGAGGTTGGTAACTTTGTGTCATCGTCTGTAACTGTAGTTTGTTTTAGATCACTAGCTAGTTTTGCAAGTGTTATGTTGCTGTCAGCTATTTTGACTGTTGTTACGTTTGCATCTGTGATCTTAGATGTTGTAACAGCGTTAGACGCTAGTTTTGCATCTGTAATAGTTGTGCTTGCTATCTTGGCTCCAGTAACTTGACTGTCTGCTATATGAGCAGTATCAATAGAACCATCAACATAGTGCTCTGAATTAATAGAGTCATCGGCTATTTTTGCTCCTGTAACTGCGTCTGCTGCGATGTCAGCTGTAGCAACTGTAAGATCTGTAATGTTAGCACTAGTAACTGTTATATCTGTTGGTAATGCACCACTACCTAGCTTTGCCATTGTTACAGCATTGTCAGCTATCTTAGTTGTAGTAACTGAGTCACTAGCTAGATCACCTGCTACTATAGTGCCATCAAGTATTTTAACACTTGTAACTGCACCGTCTTTTAAATCGCTTGTTTGTATTGTTTGATTTTGTTCTTCTTGTGCAGCAAACAATAACTGCTCATGGTTGGCGTTAAGGTCAGCTGCCTTGACTGACGACCCTGCCGTGTATGTAGCCTTTGCACTATCTACGTCTGTATCACGAAAAATACGTATAGACTGTGGGTTGACTGGTATGTTGCCTGATGTAAAAACTACATTACCACCACCTGTAGTAGTGTAGCTTGTTATATTGTAGTGTGTGCCTGATGATTTTATAACACCATCTACATCAACTTTTATGTCAGACTCTTGTATAGAAGGGAAAGAAAACGCTTTCGTCGCATTTCCATCCCCAGTATAATCTACGAATGTTGTTGCCATTTATTTGTATATATTGAGGATGTTTGTAGTATCTCTAAGTTTGAGAACTTTGTCAAGTTTTGCATCTCTTTGCTCCTTAATTAGAGCTGCTACCTCTGAGTCACGCATAATACTTGCCCATGCTTTCTTTCTAGCTTTTTGAAATAGCTGATCTATCTTACCATTATGCCAGTAGTTTCTTGCATCATACTGAGCACGTTTGCCATCACGTATATCTTTGTGCATCTGTTTCATAGACAGCTGTGCTTTTTCAGTTTGTGATAGTTTATCAAGTTGACGCTCTAGGTTTTGATCGCCTATAGCTTTCATAAAACGTGATCTAATTGTAGGATGGTCAGTTAGATTAGTACCATCTGGTGCATAATATGTTGATAAACGTAAGTCGTAACCACTTTCAAATAAAAACTGTCTACCGGGTGTTACAGACAAGTTTAATGGTATAGGACTAATAGCATTGTATAACCTAGTATAGAAATCGTATGGCTTGATAGGCTGACCGTTAAGCATATCATACTTTATAGGTAAGTCTTCTCCGGGTAGCATTTCAAACACTAAGTTACGGTTACGTATAGACTGGTCAATACCAGACCCAATCTCACGCATATGTGGTACAAATAGTTTACCCAACTCATTACGTAAACCAGCTAAAGGTATCTGGTTGTTGAGTAAGTTAGCTACAATTCTTTCAGCTTGGCCGGGTCTACCAGCAAACAAGTCAGTAAAAGATTGTAGTCCAGATAAATATGACTTACTAGATACAGCTTGTGCTATAACCAATGATATTTTTTGTAGTTCTCTTTCTGTCCACTCTTCACCCATAAGTTCACTTGCATCACCTATGTCAGCAATAGTAGACATTATAAGGTTAAATGGTTCGATAGAATCATAGCCTACACGTATGCCAGCTAGTTCTATAGTTCTAGGTAAGTAACCAGCATCTATCCAGCCTTGACGTTTTTGTCTGTCAGCTGGGCCGTTACCTGTAAGTTTACCGTTCATCCAAGCATTTACAGCTAAAAATACAACAGCAGAACCTATAGCTAATCTACCTGTTTGTAGTGCCTGTGCGTTAGACAATTCTTCGGCAGTAAATATACCATACTTATTTACGTTATCTAGATTCTTAGGATTAGCAAAAGCTATATCGTTAAACTCTTTGACTAAGAAGTTAAAACCCGGTGTATGTTTACCTGTAAGTTGTAGACCGTTTACACCTGTTTTAGCAAATAAAAAGAATGGTCTTGTCAAAGGGTTAGCTGACATTATATCACTAAGCCCTTTAGCTAGCCCTGTAAGTGGTTGAGTTAGTGTAACTTCTTTACGTGCAAACTCAGCAGCCTCGTCTATAATATTACCATTGTTGTCAAACACCTGACTAAAGAAATCGTCTTGATAAGCTCTCATAAGTTGAGGTGTTATCTCTGGTAGTTTGATGCCATTACCTTGTAACTCTAGTACTCTACGCATAGCTTTTTCACGCATCTTTGCACGACCAATAAGGAAACCAAACATGTCGTCAGTTGCAGCCATAATCTTTGTAGAGTATGTAAATAGATTTGTATTATTTATACTACGCAGCATATTTGTGATTGCAAATACTGCACGATCTCCATATGTAGCTCTACCACTATCTTCTGCCCAACGTCGTACTATCTCCCAGTTATCATCATTTTTATATACTTCTATAAAACGTGTCTTAATTGTAGACATTTCGC